AGGCCTCGGCGGACGTATCCGTCGAGCTCTCGCCGTAGTGCTTCGATGAGTGCGTCGTTAGTCATGGTGAGACTCCGAGCTCGGGGACTGTGCGCGTCCCCGAGCTGGATGGGGGTCTACTAGGCCCAGTTAGCCGTAATGAGGCCGGTGCCGGTGATTGCCGAGAATGCTGTCGGGTACTTGCCGGCTGTGTATGCCGAGAAGCCGAAGACAACGGTACGGATGGCGATGTTGCCGTCTGGCTGTTCGAAACGAACGTACAGAGGTGAGCCGCCATTGTCTTCCCAGATGTAGCTTTCGCGGAAGTCGCCGACAAGAACAGCTGTCTCGTTGGTTCCGGTGCCCAGGTTCGTCGGCATATTTGCGTCAGCGATGACGGGAAGGCCGAGAATCTGGAGGCCGCCCATGTCGTACGCGGGACGGTCGAAGGTGCCCGGTGCGTTGAATGGGTTTCCAGCTGTTGCGTTGAAGAGCGGGCGGTTGGTTGAATCCAACGCGCGAAGCCAGCAACCAATAAGCGACGGGTGGGCGACGATGTGAGTCGCTCCGCCGTAGAAATTGGAGCTGATGTCCTGAATCGCGGCGACAAGCTTGGGGAAGAACTCCGCCCAGGTTGGTGACGCGTCGGTGTATGTCGTCGCGTTGATGCCTGAGGTGTTCAAGATGCCGCGGTGTTCGCCAGATGAGCCCGAGCCGTTGATTGCCAACGCGTCAACCTTTGTCTGGTACGAACGAATCGCATCGCCGAGGAGCTGAGTCTCGACGCCAGTACCGCGAAGGACGGCCTGCTTCGAGAGGTCAAACATTGACGCGACGGTGTTGATGTTCACGGTCAAGAGCGTGTCGTCTGGGCTCGACTCTGTTGGAGCTGAGTTCTCGGATGCCTGAACGTAGGAGGTGATTCCTGTCGTGAGGCGGCCGATGTTGACGGTCATACCTTGCGCGGGGAGCGCTGAGTTGGTGGAGATGTCCAAGACTGGACGACCAGCGCGACGAAGTGGCGCGAAGTCGTTGACGAGGTACTGAGGAACGACGAGGCCGGCGAAGTTGCTGGTACCTGAGTCGCGCTTCTCCATGCTTTCGCGCTGGTAGCGAGCGATTCGTTCGCGAGCTTCGTAGCTTCCGCCGAACTCTGCCGCGATTGCGTCAGCGAGAAAGTCGTTCTGGCCGCGCTCGTGATATGTCGCTTCTTCCGAGATGACGCGAGCGGGAGCCGCTGAGCGTGTCTCGACAGTTGAGCCGTCTACGGATGCGGCGAGTTCCGCGGCCTTGGCCTTGCGGACTTCGATGTCGGTGATTTGTTCGATGCGCTCGTCGAGCTTGTCGATTTCAAGCTTGAGGGCTTGGATGTTGGCGAGCTCGATGTCGGTCACGTCACGGCTTTCGTCGGCGGCGCGGTTGAGCGTTGCGTCGATGAGGCCGGTCTTTGAGTCACGAGTCTCGTGGAGGTTGTTGAGGAATGCGTTCACGGTGGTCTCCCGGTGGTAGTCGCTGATTGGGTAACGGGGTGCCATCCGCTTCCCGGAGAGGGTGCCGCTGTGCGGGGTGCTTCTCTCGGGCCGGTGGGGTGCCGACTAGATACGGATTCTAGTCAACGGGTGCGAAGCTTGGCGAGTATTGCTTCGGCGATTGTTTTGTTCGGCGTCGCTTTAGGTTCGCCGGCTCTTTCGTTTTGAAGGCTGAGGTCGTCGTCTTCGATGTCATCTTCTTCGATGTCGTCGTTGTCTTCTTCGGATGCGTACAGCGCGGCCAGCTGGCGCTCCGCTTGTGCGCGGCTTCGGTGGCAACCTTCAAGCTCGCCGTCTTCGTCTTTGACTACAGCGAAGCCGAGACAGTTTTGATTTCCCTCTTCAATGTGCCAAGGCATGAGCTAGTCCTCTGGCGTGGAGAAGATTCGGATGGTCTCGGTACCGCTGGCGACAATGGCCCAGAGGTCTTGACCTGGCCCGAGTGTTCCCTGGATTGGTGCGGCGTGTTTTGCTACGGGGAAGCCGTTGGCGACGGTGACGGTCGAGTCTCCGACATAGACAACGGTGTTCCCGTCGATTTGGAGCCAGATGGGTCGGTGTGTCGGGTCGGTTGCGACGATTTGCGTGGCGGTTGTCGTAACTGTTTTGACGCGTTGCGGGGATGGCATGAGTTACTTCTTGAGATTCTTTAGTAGTTCCTCAACAGCGTCGAGGTTCGGGGTCGGCGATGTTTCGCGGACGGCGGCGATTTGGGCGTTTTGGCCGTAAGCCCCGAACGTCACGAGCGACACTTCGGCGAGGTGCGCGGCGATTCGTTCGATGACTCCGTCTTTCCGTCGGTTGTCCTTCAAGGCTTGGAATCCAATGGAGAACTCCGACAGAGCCCCGTCGCGGACGAGCTCCAGGATGTCGTCGGAGCGGGAACCCTTGGACACTCGGAACTCTCCCCAGAGTCCGCCAGCTTCTTCGCGGAGAAGTGTGGCGCGTCCGATGGGTAGAGCTCTGGAGTCGTGGGAGACGAGGAGCTTGACGCGGTGCGCGTTCGGGATTACTCGCGAGAACGCTCCACGGCGGAAGACTTCGGTGAGGGTGGAGCTGATGCGTTGCTCGACGTCGTAGGGGACAACTATTCCGCATATTGTCCGGCCGTCGCCGTCTCCGCGGACTTCGAGGTCGGTCTCGAATGCTCTGGTCTCGATTGTCATACGGGGATTTCCTCCGGCTGTGTTTCGGTTGGTGTTCCGATTGGGGGCAAGTCTTCGAGTTCTCGAATCTCGTCGACTGTTAGGAAGCCAGCGTCGAGCGCCAGCTTGTGAGCCTGGTATCGGGTGTAGGTGTCAGCTCTGAGAAGGCTGTCGTAGTTAAACTTTGCGACTTGTCCGCGTGGGAGGTAGTCGGTGAATGCGGCCTCGATGCGGTGAGTGAGCGGGGCGATGGATGTACGGAGGAACTCGAGACCTTGCGCTTCGATGTTGCTATAGGTGCGGGAAGTGTTCGGGGCTCCGATGAAGTTGCCGGGGACGCCGACAATGTTGGCCGCGTCTGAGACGGCCTGGTTGCGAGCTTCGACAAGCTGGCTGTCGTTGGCGTTGGCGCTCAATGGTTCGACGTCGGTGGTGGCGTTAAGGACGGCGGGGATGCGGGACTTACCGCCGTAGGACTCCATCCAGCGAAGCTTCAAGAGGTTCGCTTCTTCTTCGGTGAGGTCAGGGTTCGAGCTCTTGATTTTGTAGCTTGGCATCGCTCCGCCGTCGAAGTAGCGGGCGGCGTATTCCATGACGGCAACAGCCGCGCCGATTCCTTGGCGTTGTGCGGCGATGATTCCGATTCCAGCGATGTCACCCGGAAGGCTGAAGCCTTTGACGTGGAATATCTGGGAGCTGTCGAAGTCGCGGTCGTCGATGCGGAAGACTTTTCTCCCGTCGACTTTCATGATGGTTACGCGCTCGGGAGCGACGGGGTAGATACTTTCGGGGTATCCGGAGAGTCCAGGCTCGCCAAGGATGGCGACGTAGTTCCCGTGAAGGATGAGCGCCGCGGTCATGGCGGAGATGGTTTCGATACGCGTCTCGAGTGGGTTCGGCCGTTCGAGGAGGCGCGGGGTCGGCTCGAGTTTTTGGTCGTTGCGATAGGCGTGAAGCGGGAGGATGCCAACGGTGTCGGCAATCATGGTCGTCGCTCTCCATATTGCCGGTACCGACAGAGTTGTCTCTGTGTCAATGGGGACGCCGGCGTAGTTGTCAATTACTGAGCGAGAGATTCGGCCCGAGCTGTCGACATAAGCCCCGCGGACTTCGTTCGATTTTTGGAGGAGGCGGTTCAGCATTGTCTAGCTTCTTTCGGCGGCAATACCGAAAGCGACTAACGCGACGCCGGCGAATGCCAGGCCGAGAGGTATCGCTATCAGTAGAAGGCTCATTGTCACGATTGTAGTACCGATGGCTTGGATGATTGTGGGTAGGTGTTTTTTCATTAGAAGATACGGCTCCTTGTTGTTTCGGGTGGTCGGCGATTCGTTGCGTGATGGTAGGCGATGGTTGCGGAGAAGAGTGGCGTGAGGTCGGCGGTCTCAACGGTGCGCGACCATAGCCATCCGCTCGCCATTTGTTTCCGCTTGGCGGATTCGATAGCGGACTCGAGAGACGCATGGGGGCGGATGCGAATGGCATCGTCAAGGACGGCGTCGTAGAACAGCCCACAAGCGGCCGTCATGTCTCGGATGGTGTAGCGGGTCACGGGTATCCCGCCACCCTCGAGACGGTCGA